CATTTTGTTCAAAGTCACCTCCATTCAATTCAACAGTTTCTTTTGTTCTAGTAGAAAAACCTTGTTGAACTCTTAATGTACTTGCTTTAACTTCTTTTAATGGGTCAAGTTGTCCTTGACTAGGTCCATTCCATTGAGCACCACTCCAAGCCTTAGTTAATAAAGGGTCTTCTCCATAATTTTTCATTTCTATTCTTCCTAACAGAAAAGCCTCTCTTAACCATTCCTCGTAAACTACTTGTGTAAAGTTACTAGCAAACCAATCTCTTCTTTTTCTAAACATTTTCCAAGCTTCTAATAAAGCAGCTCTACTTGCAGAATAACTCGCAGTAAAATGTTTAATTAATAATTCATAAGGAACTTCTAATGCCGCTCCTATTTGTCTTAAAATAGAAGTTACAAAAGGGTCAAATTGAGCGTTAGGTCTTCCAGGATTAGTAACATTTGCCTTTTCACCTGGATTCAATGCTTGAACTAAACCAGGAGTCAATTCAATAGTTTCATCATTATTACTATCAATTTGTTCACTGTCATCTAATACTTCATGGTCTGCTATATTAGCTCCCTGTGCATTATCCTTATCACTTTCAATAAATATTGCATACATTCCACTTACTACTGCTGCCATAAGTTCGGCATCAGTGTATCTATCTAATTGTTTTAAGGCTTCAATTACAGGAGATAAAATAGGTATACCCCTAACTTGTTCTGGTCTTTCAGCTAACATAATATGTAAAATATTTAGTTGTTCTTCTTTACCATAAACAGGAATGTAATCAGTTTCTACACTTCCAAAAGTATCTAATGGATGCTTTTTAGCAACATAATATCCAGTTATTCTATTATTACTATCAATTTTTACTCCTTCTATAACAGATTCATCATTTTGCATAATAAAAGGTGTTAGAATCCTATCTGGCTCAATTATTTGAAGTTTTAAGCTATATGGATTCTTAGCAGTAAGAAAATAATTAAATTTTACAAAACATTCACCATTCAAAAGTATAGCTAAAAACACTAAATCTTGGACTTGGTCAAAGTTTAATACTCCCATTTGTTCAATTTTGTTCTCTGACCATAGCTTAAATTCTTTTTCAATTTTTGTTTCTATTTTTTCTGCTTCATCTTCACTAATTCCTAAAACTTCATAATCTATTGAAGACTTTAATTTTAAACCACTACCAATGACATTAGAGTTAATAGTCTTCATAACTCCCTGAGCAACAGGAGCTCCCATATATAAATCTCTTGACCTTTCAACTAACTTTTTCCTATTTTTATAAATATCTTTTTTTACTCCTCCACCAGTTGAAATCCAACCTTTCATAGAACTTTTTGTAGTTGACGCTCCATGATTAGAATATCCTGTATCTAAAATTTCTAATTTCTTTCTTGCTACTTCTCTTTTAAGAGCTTTTTCAGGACTAAAAAAAGCAATAGCTTTATCTAATATATTCATTTTCACCTCCTCTCAATAAAAAAAGAAGTATTTCACTTCTTACAAATCTCTTGGTATTACTCTTCTTCCCAACTTTCTTTTTCCATTGTTATTAAGTTTTTCAAGCTCACTTTCCCAAAAAGCTCTGCCTTTTCTAATTTCAGATAAATCTTCCCTTTCAAGTTCTCTTGTCCCTATCTTATAACTTTTTCCAGATAATACTGCTAATTCTGCCTTTCTATATGCCTCTATCATATGTAAACAATCTTCTCTTGTGTATGCCATTATAAGCTCACTCCTTTTGATAAAACTCTTCTTTTTTGAACTTTTGTAACCTTTTTTGTTGCTTCAACAGTATATTTTTTATTTAAGTTTGGATTTGCTATTTTTAATGCCGCATAAGCATAGTTTCTCAAATCCAAAGGTTCATTTCTTTTTGTTCCTATAACTTTCCATATAGTCTTTTTAACTCCTTTTTCCCATACAGTTGTCTTAACCTCAGATGTTAATCCTTTAAAATATACTTCATCATATCCCCTATCTATATTACTTGGAAAGTGCATATACATAGAACCAGGTTCATTTATTTTTAATCTAGCAAGTATTGTTTCTTTACCAGTATTTACTCCAAGTGTAAACAAAGATATCTGCATTCTATTTGTTCTTGATGGTTTAGATACAAAAGCTACCCCATCTCCGCCTTTCCCTTTTACTCCAAATACTCTTCTAAATTCTCTTGGTTTTATATACTGGTATGCTTCCTGAGTGTAATGCCCTCCAGTATCTATACAGGTACATAATATTCTTATCTTTTCTCCATTGGCATAACTAAACTCAGTTTCTAAAAATCTATCTAATTGCTCCCATACATCATTTTGACCAGGTGAGCCTATAAACTGTTTGTAGTAAATGCCCCAAGATTCTTCTCCAAGTCCCCAGCCTACAACTTCAATTTCTAGCCTATCATCCTGTACATCTACACCAGCAGTTAAGACTTGAACCTGGTCAGGAATTTCAGTATTATACTCTTCTTTTCTTTTTGAAATATCCAAAAAGTCAATTTTTTCTACTTTTTCCTCCCAAGTTTGACCAAGACAAGTATTAGTAAATACTTTCATCATCTGCATATTACCTTTTGCTGCTTTGAATTTTTTTATAATTTCTGACCAGGTTGAAAAAGGGCTGTATAACTCCGAAATATGAAAACCTCTAACACTCCAATCCTCAATTTCTTCTTGTGATTGCCATATTCCATGAATCATATTTCTTTTCCACTCATGTTCAGAGGATATTTCTAAACAATCGGAACATTTATGCCCAACAGGTTCAAAAACTATATTTCTCCACTCTAATTTTTGAAAAGAACCACACTTAGGACAAGGTATATAAAATTCTTCTTTTGTTGAATTTTCATATTCTTTTTCTATTCTTGATTCCCCTTTGATTGTAGGGGTGCTTGTTATAACTATTTTCTTATTCCAGAAAGTTTTTGTTCTTTCTATTGCTAAATTTAAAGGATCACCCTCTCCTCCAACATCACTCTTAAATCTATCAACTTCATCTGCAAGTAATATCCTAAGTGGTCTGCTGGATAATTCTGCCGCTGAATTACTTCCAACAAGGGTTATGTATCCTCCAACAAATTCTTTTTGTAACTTTGTATCTCTCCCATCAACTTTATTCAATATTTTATTTCTAAGTTGAGGCGTACTTTGTATCATATCATCAAGCCTTGTACTAGAAAAATCTTCTGCTAAATCTTTTGTAGGTAACAAATACATTATTGGAGCAGGATCATAATCAGTATAATATCCAAAAACATTTAATAGTATCTCTGTTTTTGATAACTGAGCTCCATACATCATTACAATTTTACTTGTTTTTTTATCTGAGATAGCTTTCATTACTTCTCTTTGAAAAGGTACTCTATCTGTTTTCCATCTTCCAGGTTCAGCTGATGTCTTAGAACTTAAAATCCTATAAGTATCAGCCCAAGTATCAATAGATAACTTTGGAGGTGGCTTTAATGTTTGAAATATCTCAGTGAATAAATTAATTGTTTTTCTTAGGTTTTGATTTTCTGTTACCTCCTTTTCCTTTTTTTTCATTTTCTACCTCTTCTTCATCTTCAAATATTATATTTTTATTTTTAAATAGTTCAGGACTATATTCACTTAATTCTAGTAAAACATCTTCAATAGAACTCAAAACTATATCCTGAATATCTCCTAAATTATCACAGCCAACAACCAGTGGAGCTATTTTATTAGGTATCACTAATAACTTTCCTTTTAAGTTTGTTAGCATAACTGTCATAACTTTTTTAACAATTTCTGCTGAATGTAATTCATTTTTAAGTTCAGATATTTTTATCGTTTTTAATTCGATATCCTTAGCTATTTTTTCAGTTTCTTTTTTTAATTTAGCTTCTTTTAAATCTACATCTGCTGAACTAGATTCCCTTAAAAACTCTATAAAACCTTTTACACTTTCAATCAATAAATATTTTCCCCTAGTTCCACTTTTCTTAACAATTTCATCCTTCGCAAGCATACGAATATATCTATCCGTAACTCCGAATATTTCTGCAAGTTCAGGACTACTAACCAAATTATCTTTTATGTTCATTTTTACCCCCTTTCGGAACGGAAATGAATAATTTTTTTTTTCATACTCAGGTGAAGCTCGGGACTCGCAAGACCCGCATAACTTTTTTATATTCTGAAAGAACCTATTTTTTATTTTGGCGGAGAGTACAGGACTTGAACCTGTAAATCCATAAAGATAACAGCTTAGCAGGCTGCTCACTTACCAATTAGTGTAACTCTCCATTCTGAGAAAGGCTTAACCTCTCTCTGTGCACTTAGAACCGAGTTTATGTTTATAGCCGATATAACTCTGAAAGTGGGCTTATAAATAAAAAATACTTCTGT